TCTCCAGTATTATTTTCTATTTCTTGTATTTCACTTTGTAGTCGGTTGATGTTAGTATTGATACGACCAATCTCTTGAGTGTTCGCATTAACTTTACTCTGCCACTCTCTTACTTCATTTAACTTAGTATTTACTTGTTCTAATAATAAGTTAAGACTAGTACGTTTCTTCTCACCCATCTCTAAGGCATCTTTAATAGTTCCTGCCTTGGTCTTACATTCGGATAGGTGATGCTGTTTCGTATCGGCATCTATATCCTGTTCGCACGTAGGGCAGATATCATTCTCAGAAAAGAACTTTGCCTGTTTCACTACGTTCTTCTGTTGAGTTTTAAACTGAGTCATAAACTTATCAAGTTCAGTAATGTCACCAGATACCTTGATGGACTCTTCACTCAGGGTAGGTTGGTTTGTTGTTATTTCAGAAGTAAGACTTCCGTTAGACTCATTCAATACTCGTATATCCTCTTGAAGATTATTGATAGTATCCTGTTTCTCTTTCTTTTGTGCCGATGTAATCGTAGTCAGGTCACGAAGGTATTTCTTTTGGGCGAGTATCTTAGTATCGACCAGATTGATTTCGTGTGCGTTATTGTTCATCTTATCTTTGAGTATAGATGTCTGTTCCTTTAGGATACCATTCATCTTACTGAAAACATTAATATCAAGTAGGTCTTCAATCACTTCGCGTCGTGCGCCTCCAGAGAGTTGCATGAACGGGACGAAGGACGAAGACCCAAGAACCACTATTTGATGAAAGGACTTGTGGTTCAACTTGATAATATTATTCTCAAGCATCGTCTGATATTCACGAGCATGAGAATTTTGATTCACCATATTACCGTTGACCCATATCTCAAACTTATTAGGTCTGATACCACGGACAACTTTATAGTTAGATGAACCGATGCGAAACTCCACCTCTACAATAGTACCTTTACCATTGATTGAGTTTACGAGTTGCGTCTTAGAAATTTTTCTATGAGGTTTACCGAATATAGCAAACGATAAAGCATCTAGCATAGTAGACTTACCTGCTCCATTTTGACCCACTATTAATGTAGTGGGTGTTTTCTCAAACTCAACTTCGGTGAAGTTATTACCTGTAGACAGGAAGTTTTTAAAACGTAGTTTCTCAAAATAAATCATATAAGTCCTTTACAAATTATATTATAGTATATTCGACTGAATAAGTCAAGTAGAAAATTAAACTATTTCCATACTCTGTGCTTCTTTCATTAAATCAGAAATCTCTTTCTTTATCCTACCCTTATCAAGGTCGGTATTAACAGCGTCGATATAATCATATACAATCTGTTCAGTATCCTCTACAGATACTTTATCATCATCTACATTCTCACCAATAAAGTCTGAGAAATCTTCTTGTATTTTAAGTTCGTGTATCTTCTGTGCCTGTACTCTGTCTACGAACCTTTCAAACTCATAGGCATCACCCTTATTTACAACAACTAGTTTTACGAACTTCTCATCGAGGTGAGATAAGTCTTGAAACTTGTTTATCTTTTCGTGATCATAATATATCTTCTCAAAGATTGTTACGGGATTACGAACAGCAGTTAGTTCTCTTGTTTCAGTATCAAGGATATGGAAATACTTCGCGTCATTACAATCATTCCAGAAGAACTCCATCTGCGAACCAAGATAGTGTACGTTACCCATATGAGATTTAGCATGGAAGTGACCTGATAATACAGTTTCAAACCTAGAGAAAAGCGTAGGAGACATACCATCGTGACAAGGCATACCCCTCTGCATATCAAAACCTTGTAGTTCTAAATGAGCACCAATAAAGTCTGCTTTACAATTAGCAATAAAGTCAAGGCACTGTTCTTCATTCTCTTTACATATCCAAGGAACCAGTCCCATCTTCAACCCTTCATAGTTTACTACGGTAGGTTCCATAACAAGATTAACTTCATTCATATAGTGACCCTGAAGTTCTTTCAGAGCATTTAACTCATTAGTATTCTTATAGTACACGTCATGATTGCCAGGAATAATATCCATAGTAATACCATACTCACGTAACTTCTCTAGGAAGATTTTACGGTTATGACCTAGTGCCTTGAAGTTTACGGTCTTACGATTATCATAGTAGTCGCCAAGGTGAAGTATCTGAGTGATACCATTTTCTCTTAGATAGGGGAAGAATACATCTCGGTAGAACTTCTCTTGATAATCCATAAAGATATCCGAGGAGTTACGAATACCCGCATGGGTATCATTCAGTATTGCTATTTTCATTAGTCTGCCTTTCTCATATAACCTTTAGTATATACTACTACAACTAAAAAGTCAAGTACTATATTGGGTCATTCCCAAGGGTCACTTTCAATATAAAAATCCAATGCCGCTTCTTGTTCGTCTAACCATTTATTATAGGTTACATTATCTTTGTGTAATAGTCTCGTTTTTGCGTCACCAAGAACTCTTAAGTTCCAACCCATTAACTCAAGGTCGCGACCATGATATGTGAAATGTACATAATCACTCATTAATAAATCCCGATAGGTCACTATCAACTTTAACAGTACGTCTTTTTCGTTGTTTTTTTACAACCTCTTTCCACTCACTATCTTTTAGTTTAACCTCATCGATACGAATACGAAGTTGGTCAACGAATGCCTGTGCCACTGTAGCACTCTGAGCATCACCAAGTTCATTGTCAAGAAAGTTCTCAATACCAGATTGATTGATATATTTCATTTTGATATCTTGTTGTTTCTTTTCCTTTGCTATTCTACGTAGGAATGCATACCAAGATATTTGTGTGAAGTAAGCAAAGGCATTTGGTCTACCTGTACGTGTTGCCGCTTCGAGGTTATAGTTCTCGATTGCCTTGAGACAGTTCTCCACTGCGTCCATTACCATTTCTTCACGATAGGTATATCTTACAAAGTTTGCTTTATGAGAAAGTCCCTCACATATTTTTAGGAAGCATGAAGCGATATAGTCAGGAACCTTTGGAAGTTGGTTTGCTTTATTATCGCGTGCTTCATTTAATATAGTAACATAGTCAACCACTGCTTGTGAGAACTGCGCGTTATTCACGTAGTGTGGTCTATCTCTTGGTTTCACTTTATTCATTTTAATTCCTGTTAAGTTTATTTTTCATATCACTATTATAGTTGATTTTTGTTTATAAGTCAATACTAAATTTAATTTTATTTTTTACTTGACTTTTATGGCGTTTTATAGTATACTTAAAGTACTCTTTAGGGAAGGTAGTATATACTAAATTAATGCAATGTTTTTGGGTCTATAAACGGTAACACGTTATCACCTGAATCATCATTCTTCTCTTCTTCTTCAATACTTTTTAAATGGTCTCTTAACTTCTGAGTCAATTCATTTACATCACCATTACCTGTTACGGTTGCTTGACTTTCTCTATTCTCAAACATCTCTTGCATACTAATAAGTGCTTCTTCATATTGTATCAATATAGAATCAACAGGTTGAGCAATACCAACAATATGTGCCGCGTTCAATATAATAAAATCTTCTAAGTTTTCTTGATATACCATCCAAGGTCTAAAGGAATAATATCTATAACTACCACCTTCAGTTTCACCCATAACAAGTTTCATTGCCTTACGAACAACTATCTCTGTCTCGTCATCCATATTCCATTGAACGACTTCACAAATAACCTCGTCCCCTGATGTAAGTTTAAATTGTTTTGTTTCGTATAAATCTTTACTCATATAACTATATAGTCTTACTTTAAGTTTAGTTTAAATATTTTATATGGGAACTGTTCTTTACTGTATATTTTAATACGTTCGCCACTATGCTTTAATGTAAAGTTTTTATGAGACTTTATATGTAAATCGTCTGCTATATCATATAGTTTAGCAACGCTGCCATCATCACTCATTCGTAATGCCCTACCAATAGATTGTAATACTTTTACCTGAGATTTACTTGGAGATGCGAATATAATATTATGTAGGTTTCTTATGTTAATACCTGTAGAGAATGTACCCAGTGATGCTACAATAATAGCATTCTTTTGCTTCTCTACAATA